TAACTCCTGCTCCTAAGTTGTGATCAACGATCAAGTCAGTTCCAAGAACATTTCCACGAACAGATGTTGCGACTGCGTTACCTGCTGCGTTGTATGTTGCACCCTGTGCTGAATACAGTGCTCGTCCAGTGGTATCCGCGTAGCCGGTGATTGCTGCCCATTGGTCAGTCGAAGCAACTAGCTTGTTAGCAAAGTCTCCGCCTGTACCCTTGTATGCTGCTGCACCTTCAACAGAGATAAATGATTGTAGTCCAGCTGCTGTTGCTGCTACACCTGTTGCTGTAGTTCCGCTATCAACAAAAGCTTGTAGAAGTGCTGTATCTGTTGCCTTCTCGTATGCCTTGCGAAGTTCGATCATCATTAGTTCCATGAACGCTGGCTGAGATCTGTCCACGAGCTCAAAACTTACGCGCTGCAATCCACTGAACTTGTTAACATTTACTGTGTCGAAAGCAGATGTCATTCCTGTCTCAGATGGTGCTGAACCTTCGTTTGTGTCTGCAACTGTTGGAGCAGTGTCAGCTGAAGATGCGTTTGTGTAAAGGCGTGGCACTGTGAATGACATACCCTCTGGCAATAATGCTTGACGAGTTGCTGCTTCAAATGCTGGACGACCAGTAAATGTGTCAGTGATAAATGTGTTTAGGTGTGGTGCAAGTGTAAGACCAGTGTTTGTAGATGTTGAGTCGTCTGCTGCACGAACTGTGCGGCGGGCCTCATCATCACCAAGTGCTGCCTTGATGTTTGCTTCTAGGTACTGTGCTGATGTAATTGGTGCAATGCGCTCACGCACAAATGTAGTTGCTGTAACAACAGGGCGCGCAGCTTCAACCGCTGCTGCCTCTACTGGTGCTGCAACTGTCTCTGGAGTATTCTCCACAGCTGTCTCGCTTTCTGTTGGTTGGATTTCTTCTACTGCTTCTGGAGTATCCTCAGCAGCGACATCAATAACCTGAGCAGACTTAAAGGCTGGCTCTGTTACTAATGAAACTTCAAATAGGTTGGCAGCTGATACATGCATAACGCCAGCCTTCATTTTTGATTTAAGTACTTCTACACCTACAGACAGACCGCTTTGCAGTCCTTCCTCGGCAAGGATCAAAGCTTCTGTACCTCGGTTACTGCGGCTGATCTTGAAGCTGGCATAGATGCCATCATCATCTGTTGTAAAAGATGTGGCCTTACCTAAAGGCTGCTTCATGTCGTGTTGGTTTAGTAGTTTAATTGTCTTAGGATCTTCTGGAAGTGCTATTGCACCCTTTTCAAAGACCACTCGACCAGCGGATGTGTTTCCAATCTCGCCTGTACCTGCTGGAACTATCTTGCCTGAGATTGTGCGTTCTTCTACATTGGCAGTTAGTTCAGCAGAGAATGTAAGGATGTTAGTCATTTATTCCTTCACTTCCGTTAGGTGTTAAATTTTCCATCTCCATAGCCTGATCAAGTGTGATTAGGCCGAGAGATAGCATTTTCTCTATTACTAGCAGTCTTTCCATTGGTTCAGTCTTTAGGAAAGATGAATCAACATCAAAGCGCACAGAATTTCCGCGAGCCGTTATGTCATCCATGCTAAGCCTGTGAGAAATCGCATTTACATAAGGTGCAACGCTGAATGAGAAGAATTGCTTGCGCTCATCTAACACATTTGCATAAGTCATAGAGTTATTGGCTTCCGCGCTGACTAGATAAGCAGGGATGTTGCATAGGCGAGCAATCTCAGTTGCTAGGAATTGTTGTGCTTCGTCATACATCATGTCTTTAGGTGAAAAGGATGATGGAGTGTATTCCAGAGTAGAAGTCAAGTAAGCAGTAGCGCGATTTTGTCTAGCGTTCTTCCATGCTGCCAATAGTCCTTGAATTTCTTTAGGATCTAAATCTGCACCGTTATTTTTAATAACTCCAGAAGGCATTGGAGTAGAAGCTGCAATTACTGCTGCCTTGCGTAAATCGATTGCAGCTCTAATTGTTTCTGAACCGCGCTCTAAAATTCCTTCATCAAATGCTTGGAAAGTTACGATAGAGCCTAAGCCGGACATTGGTACAGCAACCGCATCAATAAAGTATTCAGTGATTGTCATTCCATAAAGATCAGTGTTAAAAGTTACTTTAACATTTGGAATCCATTGAAAGCGAGATGGTCGGCCATCCTCTGCATAAACTTCTGTAACTTGCCAGTAAGCCACGCCGTACATAAGCAAAGAATCTACAGTCCAAGCCATAGTCACAGAGCGTGGCTGGTTAATTGCTGGTTGATCTACCCAAAGTGGATTGCCTAGTTCTTCACCAGTTGAATTGCGATACAAATTCAATGGGAGATCAGCTACAACAGAGCTTAGAAGATTTCTGCATCGAGCAACTGATGGCACAGACATGGCCTCGTTGCGTTGAACGCGTGGCATGACATAGTTGAATAGCGAGTTAAGATTCTCGCCCATAATTGTTGGAGCGTATTGCGCTAGAAGCGAGTTGCTTTTCTTTGGCGCTTCTGATCTGCTAAAGATACCCATAGACATAAAGGGTACCATTTGTCAAGTAAATAGACAACACGCCGTGGGCGTGTCTAAGTATAAATCTGTGGCTTAGGTACAGGCAACATTAACTTAGATACAACCATCGCTAAGCCAATCGGAGCAGAGATGTCTCCAGCCGATTTGCGTTTGATGATACGCCAAGCAGAGTCATTGACCTTAGCTGCACAGTTATTCATCTGCTGAATCAACTCTGCCTGACCATTATGGACTACTCGATGATTGACTAAGCCTTCTAGTAGATCGCCACAGGCTTTGTAAAACTGTTGGCCTGATACATCTTGCACCATTACGCCAGAATTGGAGAGCCTGTCCGCAATTGTTTGTGTGGCGTATTTGTCAAAGCAAACTAGGCGTGGTTTGTAGATGTCAGCCCACGCTTTAATACTCGCCGCCATTTTTAATTCATCAATGGCTACTTGAGAGCTGTAAGTCTCTAAGATCCCGATGCCAATCCGTCCGTCAGGAAGCAATTGACCGGCGGTGAGACTTCCATTTCTCCTAGACGGACTGACATCGAAACCGAATACAGTATAAGCCCCAGCAGTCATTTCTAGTGTGCTATCCGATGTTTCTTCTAACACGCCATGAGGCCAAGGACTAGAAAGGCTGTCAATCCACTGGCAAAGCGTTTCAGTGCGTGTATTTTCTATCGGAGATGTTGCTATCGCTTCTTCAATCGCTTCTTCTGTAATTGTGTAACCTAAAGAAGGATTTGCCATAGCCCAAGCGTTGCGATCCTCGATTTTGCAATACTGTGGCGCAGAATACTCATAGAATCCGAAAGACTTAGGCGGATACGAGATTGCTCGCTCTCTTAAATCATTAAGCACAGTGCTAAACGCATCACCGGCATTTGAACACAGCAGCGTGTGTGAATTAGGGTGGGCTCTAGTTACTGGCGTTGCAGCTCTAAAGCCTTCTTCTGTAATCTCTCGAACCTCATCGATAAACAGCAAGCCATTGACTGATCGACCGCGAGAGCCATCTCTGGTAGCTGCTACAACATCAAGCCGAGTGCCATTGAGCATTTCGATTGACTCAGTACCGTTGGCATAACGGATCTGCTTAACAAAGCCCTTAAGATGGTCATTGTTTTCTAGGATGTCTGTGACTTGTCTGAATGTGTCTAAGGCCATGCTTCGATTAGAGGACATGATCAAAACATTGGTTTCCCACTTGATTAAGTGAGCAAGAATCAACATACGCGCTAGATGTGTCTTTCCATTCTGTCTAGCAATCAATAGCAGGTTTGTCTTGCGTATCCACTTGCCTTTTGTGTCCACAGTGAGCATGTCCTTGAGTACATACTCCTGCCACGGCAATAAAGGCATCTTAATAATCTCACAGAGCTGTTTGACATCATCGATCTTAGATTTGCCCTTGAGCGCTGGACTCTGGAGCCTCGGTTTAGTTGCCCCTCGTAGCGCCTGTTTCTTTTTGGGTTTATCTGTCATTGACTCGGACTAGGTCGGAGCGTAAAGGGTGAGTCTTGCATCGTCTTGGACTGTATCGGAGAGAGGCTCCCTGAAAAGACAGGGGGGGTAGCACCTTGTGCTAAAAAAACCGCCTGATTCTTGCTACCTTTAAGTTGGTTACACTTGGCACAGCAAGATAATAAATTCTCAAGCTCATGGCCACCACCACTAGCACGACTGATCACATGATCAACCTGTGTTGCTTCATCACCACAATACTGACAGATGTATCCATCACGCTTTAATACTCTAAGGCGTTGGTTCTTCCAGCGTTGAGTGCCTAACTCTCTATGACTTGCAGCTCTACTCAATGCCATCCCTTAATCTTAAAGTGTTTCCATGCTTCACATGCTGATCCATCATACCTATGATCTAAGTATCTCATGTGTAACTGTATCTGTTGCATAGGGTTCATG